TTATTCCTATTGATAAGTTTGCTAATTCATCTGCTTTTTCATTTCCTAATGAATGTTTATCTTTTTTACCTGTATGTGCTTTTATATGTAAAAATAATATATTTTCTTTATTATTAAAAAGTTCATACGCATATTTTACTAACTCTTTATTGGGTATATCTTCTTTCCAACACTTTTCATTACATTTTTTTCCATAACTTGTTATACATCTAAGAGAATATGATGAATCTGATACAATACAAACTTTTTTTTCATTATTTATATCATTTTCTATTATTTTATAAGCTTCAATTATTCCCATTAACTCAGCCACATTATTTGTTTGTTTTCCTTCTTCTATTCTTTTACTTATATTTCTATTATCATTTTCTCCAAAATATACACCATATCCCGCTTTTGCATTTTTTTTACCATTATTAATACAAGCACCATCTGTATATACATAATAATCTATATTTTTATCATTAATTAAATCTTTTCCTTGAACCTCATCTTCACTTGAACTAAAAAATTCTTCTTCTTTTTCAACTCCGTTAATAAAAGCTTCATTTTTTTCGATTTCATTCTCTATTTCATATTGTATTTTAAATAAGTTTTTTAATGGTTCTATTTTTATTTTTATATTTTCCATTTTATATTAATATATAAGGTATTTTTAATACAACATTTTATTATCTATTTTTTTCTTATTGTCTTCTTATTGTATAACTATTCAACATTTTTATATAGCACAATTTGGTGTTTTATTATCTATATTTTTTTTTGTTTTTAATAAAATCGGATTTTTATATTTATTACATTTATGACATATAAAATTTTCTTTTTTTGTATCATAATTTGAACAAAATATACAAACATTATTATAACAAAGATAACAATCTACAAAATTACAATTTTTATAATTTGGAAATTTATAATTTTCTTTTGTAATATATCCTTCAATATTACAATTTGGACAGTAGTCATCATCGTATATTTCCATTTTTTCAATTAACTTATTATCATCTTCATTTAAATTTATATATGTTTCACCTATTTTAATATTTTTTTCACAAAATATTTTATAATATTGACTTTTATGATGTTTATATTTTTTATGTATTAATTCATCTAATCTATTTGTAATAAAACAATTCTCAATTAATTTTTTAGGTATTCCTTTTATTTTTATAAGTCCCGCATATAATCCTAATATAATTGAGATTATTTCATAATTATTATTATTACCGAAATAATCGTGTAATACACTATTTGACATAGGAATATTTTTTTCTATGATATTAAATAATATATCAATTGTTTTTACCATTTTACGAAACTATATTAATATATTAATTATTTTCTTTTTATCTACTTTTCTTAGGATTAAAAATAAAAATGAATTGATTAAACAATTATAAATATACATCAATTAAAAATGAATATTGATATTGATTATATACAAAATAAATATAATATTAGGATTTTAAAACAAAATGATGAAGTATTATTTTGTTGTAGTGATATTGGAAAAATGTTGGGATTAAAAAATATTGGAAAATCAATTTGTATTAATAATTTACAAAAAAAACAAATTAATACAATGACAAATGGAGGAAATCAAAAATTATCTTATTTTAATTATGAAAATTTATGTAAGATTATCGTTAGAAGCAGAAAACCAAATATATTAGAAATATCAAATGATTTTGGTATAGATACTTTAAAAATAAATTTCATTTGTATTGAAGCAGAAATATTGAATAATATTATAAAAACATTTAAAAATGAAAGATATAAACTTCAATATAATATTAATAATAAATATTTTATAGATTTATATTTTCCTGATTATAATTTGGCTTTAGAATGTGATGAAAAACAACATAATATAGAAAAAAATAAAATATTAGATAAAGAAAGGGAAGATTATATTAAAAATGAATTAAATTGTGTTTTTATAAGATTTAAACCTTATGATAATAATTTTGATATTTTTGAATTAATTAATAAAATATATTTACATATAAAAAACTTTAATTAAATAATTTTTATTTTACTTCCAATTGTTTTAAAATAACATCCATTATATAATATATTATTATCTAATGCTTTTGTTAATGATTTATCACTCATTCTTAGTTGTTTAATGCAATCATATTTACAATTAAACTCTTTCAGTAATATATTTTCGCTGTTGTATTGCCCTATTCCATTTTTATATAAAATAACTTCTCCATATTTTTCCGTAAAATCATTTATTAGATTTTCTTCACAATCTTTATATAATATATAATAAAAATTGTTATATGGGGTTTTATTTTTTACTGGATTATCTAATGCTGATATGCTAAAATTTTCTTGGACGCATATTGTTTTTCTATCCAAATATACATTTAATATTTCTGTTTTATCCATATTTAATTTTGCTATAAAGCCAAGATTTTGTATTTTTGTTATTTTTGTTTCTTTTATATTCGTTATTATATTTGGATCTTCTTCTCTATCTACATAATTCCAACGAAAACCATTGTATATTGTATTCTCATTTATTGCTTTAACGATACTTGGGCGTTTATTTACAAAATTACTCTCTTTTAAACATTCTGCAATACTTTCATATACTTTGACAATTGTCATATTTTCAGGATTTATTTTTTGTAATCTCGGTCCTAATGTTGTTAAAGGTTCATCAAATTTTGTTGTTGTTATTATTTGTTGTTGTTTGCTCGTTCCTGTAAAATTTTCAATTTTTTCTTTTAACTCTTTATTTGATTTTTCTAAATTATCTATTTTATTAATAAGTTGTTTTAAAAGTTCATTATTTAAATTATTATTTTGATTATCAATTTGTATTTTTTCTGTTTTTTGATTATTTTTTATTATATTTTTTAATATTTCGTTTTCATTTTGTAATTTTTTAAAATCTTCTTCTGTTATTTCATTAAAATATTTAATATTTTTATTTATAATATTTGTTAATGTTTTATATGTAAGATTTTTACCAATTAAAAAAAGTTCTAATTCTGTTTCGTGTCCGTTTAAATCATTTACTTTATTTGGTTTTATTAATTCGTGACTATGTAAATATTTTTCAAATCTTTTACTATTTTTAACTAAGAAACAATCTAACAATGTAATTTCTTCGTATTTATTTTTATGTTCGTTATATCTATCTTTTATTCCATTTCTACTTTCACCAATTTTTACAATATATGTTCCGTTTTCATAAGATTTTACTTTAATAATATAAACAATAGAACATTCATATCCATATTCTTTAAATAATAAATTTTCTTTTATTATATTTTCTTCAATTTCTTTTATATTTTTATTTTCTATTTCTAATATTTTTTCTTTGAATTCATTATCTTTTTCTTTTAATTTTTCTAAATATTCTTTTTCCATTTCATATTTCCCATTTATTCTTATTTCTTTTATTACTTCACATACCCAATCTTGAAATTTTACTGCTATTGGTTTATGTGATTTGAATAATATTTTATAAAGTCCTTTTTCTGTAAGAAATGAAACATTTTGATTACCTCCACGAGTTTTTACACAAAGACTTTGTTTTTCTGATTCATTAAAATTAGAAATATTTTTATTAATATTTGATATTTCTAATATATTTCCAATATCACTTGCTCTAAATAAAGGATTTTCATATGTTCCTTTTATTACTATTTCTGTGTGTAAATTATTTTCATTAAATGCCTTAACTATTTCCATAGGATATAATATTATATATTATATCCATTTTAAGTTGTTTTTAAAATATATTAAATTATTTTAAAAGCAATGTATAATTTTTAAATACTATTCAAAGGTTCTAACTTTTCGGTCATACCCTTTACACCCTATTAATTATTGAGAGGGAGTTAAAATATAATAAGTTTTATTAAAAGAAGTATATGAATAATACTCCCTTTAATAAACCATACCATATTATAAACTTGTTTAACTCCTGTAGACGTGTCTATAGTATGACACGTCTTTATGTAAGATTAATATTATTATAAATAAAAATATTAATTGAATAAAAATATTAATAACAGCAAATATGCTATCTAATTTGAGTACGCTAAGCCGCCCATACCACTCATAATTCTCAAAACATTATAATTTGTTGCATAAACACGAACCTTTGCGGTTTTTGTTCCTTCAACAGTCGCATTTGACAGGACAAGTTGAAGTGTAGCATTATCAATTCGGGAGAAGTTGCACGTACCGCTGGGTTGATGTTCTTCGGGTCTCAAAGCAAAAGAATAAACATTAATGCCTTCATCAGGATTTCTTGTGTGTGCTTGGAAAGGTTGAACCCAACTGAAATAACTTCCTTCACGCTCAGAGAAACGATCTTGACCATTAAGTTGTAACTTAGCAGTGACAACAGGATTAAGACCCCAACAATGCATGTCTAAAGAAGTTTCAGTAAGAACAAAAGTTCCAGCATCAGATACTGTAGAACCGCTATTATGATTTCCAACTGTATTTACACCCGTAAGTTGCGAAAGAACAGGATCAGAAGCAATATAAGATGCTGGAAGTTGGATATTAGGACCTCCAAAGTTTGGTTCATTATAAGGATTTTGAGGTCCATGCCAGTATCCTGTGAAACCATAAGGAATATTAACATCAATAGCACCAGCATCTTCAAAAAGACCACGGGCGTCAATAAATGCATTAGCACCTCCCGTTTCAGCAGGTCCACCAAATGCATGAATCGCATTAGGAAGAGCATCAATTGCATCAGTATAGTTAAATGGCTGAGCTCCAAGAACCTTGTATAATAAACCATCACAAACAAGAGAACCACAGTAATCAACATTACTATCAGGTTGAACAACCCAAATTAGTTCCTTAACAGGGTGATTGAACTGAAGCTTTATCTTGTTTGAAGATGATCCGACGGATTCATCGCCTGTGAACTGTAACTGAGAAATTAAATATTCATGAGGATTTTGTGCGAATCTTCTTCTTTCATCAGTATCTAAGAATATATAATCTACATAGAGAGAAGCAGCAACAAGAGATTGATTGTAAGCAATAGAAGCACTTACTGTTTTTCCAGGTGTAAATTGTTTAAAATTTTGATCTTCGCAACTTAAAGTGGTAACTGCCCATAAACATTCGTTGATAGGACGAATATCAAGATTGATTTTAACTTCGTGATACTGTAAGGCAATAAGAGGTAACGCTAAACCAGGATTGGAGCAAAACCAAAACTGGAAAGGAATGTAAAGAGTTGTTTCAGGAAGAGCATTACGAGGAGCACAAACTTGTCTTGGAGCAAGAGAGTCACAAGGACCATCAACTTGTGCGAAAGAAGGATCAGTAATAAAAGTTAGTTGTGTTGTATTTCCAACCATCTTAAAGTATCCTCTTTGTTGTTCTGATGTCATAGTAAGTTGATTCCAAATATGCATCCAATCACCATATTGTCTATCAATTCTTTGACCTCCAATTTCAACTTCAACCTGTGCAATTAATTGTTCTCCTGGGAAATCTAACCAACGAGCATAAACTCCTGTTCCTTGTGTTGATGAATAACTGGAAACACCCATAAGTTGATTAATTTCAGGTAGTGTAACTTGAAGATAAGTTCTATAAGCTA